ATCAATTCCGACTACGAGTGGCAAGGGCGCGGTTATATGATGCTATGGGATAAGCCGAATTTTGTTGTATTTCACGGCCTGCTCAATACACCAGAGGAAGCCAATTACGGTGTTGAGGTAAACTACGATGACATCCCTGCTGACCAACGTTGGGTAGCGTATAAGGTGCAACGTGATGTTACCATTGAGCAACAGATAATACAGAGGGTGATTGAGTGTAGGGAGTGGTTAATAAACTATGATAAGTTGGTGCAGAGCAGTATCGGTAAGATACATTGATTGAGTATATTTGCACCGTAGAGTTGCGCCTACAAAAATAAAAATATTACTAACGGCCTTTGTCGAGTAGGGAAGCGCAACCCCGAAAGACAGGGCCTTATTTTTTTTATATGATATCAATTTTTAAAAGTGCGAAAAGCACTCAATCCGAAAAAAATATTGAAATAGATGCCTACTTTGATGGCATACAAAATGGCATGTGGCAAGATGAGGTGTTGAACTATCGTGCCGGGCGCACGCAAAAAGAGTTGACTACTTGCGTAACAATATCGGGAGCGTTCACGCAACGAAAGGCCGACAAACTTCTGCAACATTCGGGATTTATTTGTTTGGATATTGATGCCAAAGACCAAATTGCAAGCATTGACATTGAGCGAATAAAAGCAGATATTTATGTGTATGCCGTGCATCGTTCACTTTCGGGCAATGGATTTGCCGTTTTTGTGCGTATAGATGGCGAGCGACACCTTGATGCCTATTTAGGTTTGGAGCATCACTTTATGCTTAACTATTCGATTGTGCTTGATAAAAGTTGCAAGGACACAAGCCGACTGCGATTTGTGTCTTATGACCCAGACATTTTTATCAATAAGAAAGCAAAAACGTTTAAAACCTACTTAAAGAAAAAGGACAAGCCGAAACCGAAACCTGTTGTCGTTAAAACTGATTTTGATGAAATGGTGGTCAAAGCAGCACCGATGAATTTGTTTGATGAATATGCGGACTACATTCGACTTGCATTCGCCTTGGCAACGGAATTTAGCGAAAGCGGTCGCAGGTACTTTCATTCGCTTTGCCAAGCATCACCGAAATATAACGAGAGGCAAGCCGAGCGTGATTACAACATTGCTTTGACACGAATTCAAACAGGTGTGTCGATAGCCAGCGTGTACTACATTTTTAAACAGGCGGGAATTCAAACGACATCGGAGCGCACCGAAAAAATTAAGTCAATCGTTAAGTTGGCCGACAACCCAAAAGAGGCATTGGAAAAGTTGAATATACCTTTGACCGATGCCGAGCCGTTTATTGTCACAAATGAGCAACGTGGCGAGCCGACAGAGATTGACCAAATTGTTGAATTAATAAAATTGAATAGCGTAAAATTTAACGAGATTACACGCAACTTTGAGTTCAATGGTGAGGAAATGACCGACCGGGTGCTTGCTAATTTTTACACAAAGGTATGGCAAAAAATTGATGATGGCATAAGCAAGGATAAAATATTCACATTAATTCAAAACAGAGATAATTCAATTAGCTACAATCCTATTCGTGATTGGTTTGAAAAAAATAGCCATTTGCAAACCGACAACGAATTTGAGAAGTTAAAGAGGTGTTTTAAAATTGAGCAGTTAATCTACGAGAATGATGGGGTGTACAACTTTGACCAATACCTCGACATTTATCTTAAAAAATGGTTACTTGGTTTGATTGGGTCGGCATACGGCACTTATTCTTTGATGATTTTGGTTATTGCTGGGGAGCAAGGTATCAAAAAAACTGAATTTTTTAGAAACCTATTGCCGAAAGACCTGCGAAAATTTTACGCAGAAAGCAACTTGGATGAGGGCAAGGACTCCGAAATTTTGATGACTAAAAAATGGTTGATTGTCGATGATGAGTTTGGCGGTAAGTCCAAGAAAGATGCCACGAAATTGAAACGATTGAGCAGCCAGCAAACATTCAGCATTCGGATGCCATACGGTAGAGTTTCAGAGGACTTAATGAGGTTGGCCGTGCTGGGTGGAACTTCAAACGATGCCGAGGTAATCAATGACCCAACGGGCAACAGGCGCATCATCCCAATAAACTTGATTAGCTTTGATTTTGATGCTTACTTGGCCATTGATAAGGATAAACTATTTATCGAACTATACAACGAATGGAAAGCGGATAAAGAAGCGTGGTTTTTGACTAAAATACAAATTGAATATTTAAACAAAGCCAACGAGAAAAATATTGAGGTGATGGGCGAGGTTGAAGTCATAAATAAGTATTTGACTCCCGACCCGATTTCAAAAATGACCAACACCGACATCGTGCTTGAAATCCAAAAATTGCACCCAAGTTTTAAAACCAACTCAAAAAGAATGGGGCAGGCATTGAAAAAATGTGGGTATGAGCAGCACATTTTGAGGAGCGGAAATAAAATAATTCGGGCATACGAGGTGAAAATGAAAGGAAGTGTAACAAGTTACTTTATTGATATTCAAGATGATATATCGTAAATGTTACACGTTACGTGTTTACACATCGTTTTTGAAATGTTATAGCAATAAAAATATGTGTGTGTGTGCGTGTGTGTGTGTGTGCGTGTGTGTGTGTTATGTAGTAAATTATGTGTAATAATGTGTAACATCTGTAACAAATCAATAGCAGTCAATGTTACGCATAAAAAAATTAAGTGAAACAAATGTAACAAGTGTAACAATGTTAAGAGAATACCAAAAAAAAGCAATTACGTTAATTGAGAGCAACCAAAACAAAAATGTTGCACTCCAAATGCCAACAGGAAGCGGAAAGACCTACACATTTTGCGAGGTAGCTAAAAGGCATTACGCTGAAAACATCACAAGCGTGCTTATTTTAGTTCACAGGCAAGAACTACTACAACAAGCCAAAGAAAGTTTGGGAGAGCGTTGTTTTTTAATCGAGGCAGGTATCAAATCAATACCCGGTGACTATGCCTATTATGTGGGGATGGTTGAAACGGTAAACATGCGGTTGAAAATACTGCCTAAATTCGGTTTGGTAATTATTGATGAATGTCATATTGGTAACTTTAAAAAAATGCCATTCTTTGAGCAACCACATTGTAAAGTATTAGGTGTTACTGCCACACCTATTGCTGAACATCCATTGGCTAACTACTACGCTCAATTATTGCAACCTGTGACCATTACCGACTTGATTGATAATAATTACCTGCTTAATTGTGATGCCTACGGATTTGCGAGTGATTTGGTTGGGGCGCAAAAATTTAAGGTAAAGGGCGGTGATTTTGATGAGGCGCAGATGGAGGAGTTTTATTCAAGTGAGAAGATGGTTGCGAATGTGATTGAAAGCTATTGGAAGTTGAGTGCAGGTAAAAAAACGCTGATATTTAATGTTAACTTGAAGCACAATGATGCCGTTTATTATGCCTTACTATCGGAGGGGTTGAACGTGTATAAGTTGACCGGTGAAACCGAAAAAAAGGAACGTGCCGAGATATTGCAGAAATTCAAGTCCGAACGTGATGCCATCATCTGCAATGTTGGAGTGTTAACCGCTGGGTTTGATGAGCCGAGCATCGAAACCGTAATACTCAATCGTGCCACCAAGTCATTGTCATTGTACCTGCAAATGATTGGCCGAGGGTCACGACTGCACACGAATAAGGATAAATTTACGGTGATTGACTTGGGCAAAAACACCATAAGACACGGACAATACACCGACTATTTTGATTGGCAAACATTTTTTGAAAAAGGCACTAAAAAAGAAAGTACAAGCGCAGGGATGTCACCTGTTAAGGAGTGTCCAAACTGCGGCCATTTGCAACATACAAGAAAAGTGCAATGTGAGAATTGCGGTCACGATTTTGAAGAAGAAAGAGCCAAGCAAGTTATTGAGGAACGAATACAACAACTCGTAAAACTAACAAGAGAAAAACCAATGAATATACCAACAGACCACCTATTCCAATTAGCCGAGGAGCGCAGTTGGAAACCTTACGCAGTTTTGCATAAAATTTGCGACCACATCATTCAATACGAGTTGAAACATTCGCCAATAACTACACATGAGCATTCGGTTAAGATGGCGGGGGAACAGTTGTCTATTTGGTGCAAGAAGTACAAGAAACAAAATAATAAATGGCATCAAGATTTTGTTGTAAATTTGCTCAATGAAAAGCGACAAAAAGCCATCGGAGGATAAAATACATAGCGACTGCTACGTATGGTTTCACAACACTTACCCAAATTTAAGAGGTTTATTGTGTTATAACCTAAACAATAGCAAAAACAAAATTGATGGCGCAAGAAATAAGGCCAAGGGATTGGTGGCGGGTAGAAGTGATATGGTGCTTTACTATCAATCAAAAGCGTACATGATTGAGTTTAAAACTGAAGATGGTGTGCAATCAGCAGGGCAACGTGAATGGGAGTTGCTAATTTGCAATCAAGGGTTTCAATACCACATTTGCAGATCACTTGCTGAGTTTCAAACACTGATATTTGCAATTCTAAATTAATTTGTATCTTTGTGAACGTGAAATAGCCGAAAATTACGGAAAATTACGAAAAATGGCACAATTTGAGAAAGGAAACAAGGGCAAACCGAAAGGAGCGCAAAACAAACTAACCAAGTCAGTAAAGGAAGCATTTGAGATTGCATTCAATGAACTGCAAGGCGATAAGAATGCGAACCTTGCAACATGGGCAAAGGAAAACACAACCGAGTTTTACAAGTTAGCTGCAAAGTTGATACCGACATCGGTTAACGCTGATTTAACAACACAAGGCGAGAAGTTACGCTTGTGGAAAGTTGAATTTATAGACAATGAAAATAAATAACTGCTATCGCCCCGCACTTTTAAGCCAACATAGATACTTGGTATTGAAAGGCGGGGCGGGCTGATTGGCTCTGGCAAATCAATCGCAGCCATTCAAAAGATAATACTGCGAACAACAACCGAGCGCAATCATCGTATATTGTGCATCCGTAAAGTAGCTACCACGATACGTAATTCAATATATCAGTTGTTGATTGATAAGTTACTTGAATACGATATTTATTCAGAGTTTACTATCAACAAGTCCGAAATGCGTTTTACTCATACACCAACAGGAAATGAGATACTTTGTGCAGGGATGGATGATGCCGAGAAAATCAAATCTATTGCAGGTATTACTTCGGTATGGTGTGAGGAAGCAACCGAGTTAGATGAATTGGATTTTAATCAATTAGAGTTAAGGGTAAGGGGCGAAACAAGCAACTACAAACAATTCATAATTACATTCAACCCAATAAGTGAACAGCATTGGTTAAAGCGCAGGTTCTTTGATGCTCCCGATGATGATACTTATGTGTTGCATACCACGTACAAGGACAATGCGTTCCTTGATGCTGATTACATCAAGCACTTAACAGAGCGAGTGAAAGCCAACCCGAACCTGCACAAGGTTTATGTACTTGGCGAATGGGGCAAGGTGGATTTCGGTGGCGAGTTTCTAAAAAGTTGGTCAACTGTTAAGCATACCGGCATTGTAACCTACGACCCATCGTTAGCAGTTTGGCTTTCCTTTGATGAAAACGTTAACCCATACTTCCCTTGCGGTGTGTTCCAAGTGAGTGATGAAAATGAAATACGAATGATTGATTGCATTGCGCTAAAGAACCCCGACAATACGGTCAAAGCAATGGGCAGGGCAATACTGCAACGGTTACGGCATTGGAAGCACAACGGCCATGTTTATGTTTGTGGCGATAGCACCTCACAAAAGGATGATGTTAAGCAGGAAAAGGGATTTGACCTATTCCGATTACTGATTAACGAACTTGATGAGGTGAAACCGATAAGGCGAGTAGCGAAGTCAAACCCGAATGTGCGCCCCAGTGCAGATTTCTTCAATGCGATACTTGCCTACAATGAGCAGGGCATATCGTTTACAGTTGATGAAACCTGCAGAGTGGCGATATTGGATTTTGAGAATACCAAAGAAGATAAGAACGGCAAAGTGGATAAGAAAACCGTAACCGACCCCGTTACCAAAGTAAGTTATCAACCGTATGGTCACATTGTTGACTTAACACGCTACTTAATCACATCAGTATTCCCATCGCAATACACACGCTTCCAAACAGGCATCATCAAACCGCTTGTTGTGGTGGGTAGAGATGCAGAATACAAATCAGCATCAA